CGTTCTTATGCGCCATGGTGTATTCTCCTTCTTCCATGTTATCGGATTGTTCGATCTCTTCCTCTTCGGAAGCTCCTTCAGCATCCTCGACGGCCTTTGCCACAAGGAAATACACGACGTTGCGCTCTTCCTCGGTCATGGAGTCGAGAATATCTTGCAAGCTAGGTTCGCCCTCTGCAGGCTCGCCGGCTTGCTCTGCGATGTCTTCGATGTCTTCTCCGTTAGCCTGCATCTGGGCCAAGCCGATGAGCATTTGAGCAGCTTGCTGCTTCTCCTCGCTCATGCCATCGAATACATCAGCTACCGTCTTATCTTCATCGGCATGCTCCATAGTATCCTCTTCTTCTCGGCTATTTTGAAGTTCCTCAACCTCCTCGACACCGTCGTCTTCCTCGGGCTCGTCGGAATGATGGAACTCGAAGTCGATAGCCGGGCGGATGATCGCCTCGTCGTCGATGAGGTCGAACGATCCGTCGCTGTGCACGAAGTTGAGGTTGTCGATCACGGCGCCGGGATTCGCGCCGGCGAGCACGAGGCTCACTTCGCGAATCACGCCATGATACACTTCCTTAGCGCGCTCCTTGAGCTGGTTCGCATAGATGGACATCTGCGTGATGTCGCCATGCATAACCCGTTCCTTGGCATCCTGGCCTTCTGCGGAGTTGTTGAACACTCCGCGGCCGTAAACGCCGTCGTCACGGCACTCGAGGTCGACGTATCCCAGCACGTTCTTCATGTCACGATGGTTGTGCATGAAGACCAGCGGGACGCGCGCACCGTCGCAAGAGCTGAAGGCACCATGGCGGATGATACGTCCATCGGTGCACTTCAAGTCATTCTTGGTGACGTAACCACCGAAGTCGTACTTCACCTTTTCACTCATGGTGCTTCTCCTTCTGTTGTACTGCCTACTTCCCTGTCCGCGACCACTGGGTCGAGCAGCTGAGTATCGCTCGGGTTCAAGTTCCTGTTGCGCAACTCGTCCGCGCGTTCATCCGAGATCGGCTTAAGGCCGACGACCGAGCGCATCTCGTTGGGTGCGACGATCTCGTTACGGGTGAACTTGTCGGCGATCTCGGCTATCTGCTCGGAGGTCGTCAACGCGAACGGATCGCGGAAGTACTTGATCCGTTGACCCTGTGTTCGGGCGGTCTTGGTGAGAAACTTACGCGTGAACTCGTCCGCAATCGCGTTGAGCAGCACGTTGATGGTCCTCGAGTAGTAGTTCAGCATCGTCGACTCGTTCGCGGAACCGTCCATGATCTCCTGGGTCAACCCTAACTGGCTGTATAGCATACTCGTAAGGTACTCGACCTGGCTCATGATGTTGTTCTCGACGGGCCGGTTCAGCTGCACTATCTTCTCGGTGGCATCGGTGTAAGCCACACCGTATTTTGAATCGTTGAGTTGCTCTTCCAACTCCTTCCGCCTGCGCTCGGCTTGGTCCTGCCTGGTCGGGGACTTCACCGTGTAGGGGAGCTGTATGATGAGGTCGAGCTTCCCGGCGCCCGTCTGCGCGTCGATGGTGTCTAGAAGCGCGAGTTTCTCCATCAGACGGCGTAAGGTGCTGTTCGGCATGTTCATCACGTCGCGGAACGGGTTCACGACGAGCGCGACCGTGCTCTTTGGAAGCCACAGCTGCTCTCGCGTACCCGTCCAGTCGTTGTAGAGGTCGACTTGAACCTGTCGCGGTTCCCATTGCGAGACGGTGCCCACGCGCAGCGACTGGATGTCGTACGAGCCCGTACCACGCGGATCGTATGTCGTGTCCACGGGGACTACCGCTGCGACGCCCTGCCCGTCTAGGAACGTGAGCACCACATCCTGGATGAACTGGCGGGCGTTCTGGTCGATGTTCGCCTCGAAGCGGAGGCAGTTGTTAAGCCCGGAATCCACTTGCTGGGTATACCGGTCGTTCTCGTCGACTTTCACATGCTGGAAAGACACGATCGAGCAATCGGTTGCCAGGCGTTCGTAGATCGACGTGGCGAAAGTCCTATCCAGGCCGGCTGTCGTGAACCGGCGCGGCATTTGCTCGGATATGACAGATATGCCGGGGTGTGTCGGGTAGGCACCGGTCGGATACTGATCCCGCAACAGGTTCGGGTAATTGTATGCGGGGTCTTTGTTCCGGAATGCGTTGTACGCATGACTAAGTCTCTCGCCAAGCGACAACTTCTCCTCGAAGTCCATCTCTTCTGGCATTGGCACCTCCTTTAAAAATAACTAGTGTCTAGCTTTCCAAAGAGCGTAATTTACGCCACCATACGCAGCGGCCATAGCTGCCACTTTAGCGTAAGTCTTAGCTTCATCTTTTCGAACAATACGGTTGACCTGTTCTTTACCGTACTTTTCTTTAGCATCGTTGATAGCTTTCTTTGAAGCTCTTCTGTAATTGGTGGTGTTATCATACGTTTGCAGATCTTTGAGCTTCTTGCCTACAGACTTCTGCTTCCATTCAGCATTCCGATTGATCATATCGGCGTTACGATTCTTGACAATCTCAGATTTGACCCGAGCATCGGAAGCCTTGCGTTCGAGCTTAGTTATCTTCTTCGCAGAAGAGCCTTTGGTCTTAGCATAAGCCACACGAGCTTCTGCTTTCCTGGTATTCTTATCTAGGGTTCTATTAACGCCCTTAAGATAACCTTCAGCTTGATCACGATAATCCTGAGCTCTTTCATTGCGCCGCTCTTGACGCTTGGAAACACGATCTTTCCGATGACCCCAACGCATACCCTTCACGCCATAGTGCTCCAAATATGCGGAATCAGACATATGGCTAACATACATGTCCATAACGTACACCTTTCTATACGGGAATGTAATAGACTTTTTGCGGCCTGTATCCTTGTACCTTGCTATGCGTATCTTTATACTTTTCCTTCTTGCGTTCGGATATCGCGTTGGAATCTTTAACCGCAAATCGATTCCCAGAGGAAGCGTTGGTTCCGCCTATAGCATTAGGATCCATGCGTGGAGCCTTGGAAAGCCCGTGCGCCTCGTTAAGTTCCTTCTCGTACTTATACATATTCGCTGAAGACGAGAAATTCGTAGGCGTTACTTTCCAAGAGTACCCGTTCTTTTCCAATTCAGCTATAGTGCTGACCATCTTCTTACCCGTAGCTATGGAATCTTTGGAAATCTGGTTCGCCTTTTTCATATAAGCTTCGCTAAACCCAGAAAAGCGTTGCGCTTCATCTGACAATCCTTTAGCTTGTGCTTTCTTTGCCTTATACGCATTGTACTCTGACGATGCTTTTGCGTTGTTCAAGGCTATTGTCTGACCCTTCAATTGGTCATCCAAAGTCCACAACGTTTGCTGGTATTCTTTGGCTTTCTTTTTGCGAACAGGATCTTTCTTACGCCGATCTTTCCGATGACCCCAGCGCATACCCTTGACGCCGTAGTGCTCTAAATATGGTGAGTCAGACATACGGCTAACATACATGACCATGTCAACCCCTAACAGTTATTTAATCTTCTTATATGCGATTACCTTTGGAACAACCAATTCATATGGTTTTATAGGAGATGACTTTACATCACCGAAGTTTTCACTAGGATCGAATACAATTAGTGGATTCTCAGCCATCTCGCCCATATCCCGAAGATCAGGTATAGCATTGTAACCGCGACTTTTTACCTCACGTATCAGATCAGAACGATCTTTATTAACAGCAGAGAAGAACGGATCATCTTTCTTGTTAGGATCGTATCTATTGAAATACATGTCGTAATAAAACTGCAGTTCATTGTATGATGGCGATTTACTCTTCTCTCCAATTTGCACAGAATCGCTAATCGGTTTGTGCTTCATGAAAATCTCGGCCATCTCACGCTGTGAAGGAGCTTTGATATCAGATCGAACATGTATCTGATGCTTATAGCCTAGATCACCATTATCGCCACTCGGACGTGACAATTTGCTAAGGTAAGCCGCTTTGTCACGAGGCTTAAAAGCTACATATGTATGTCCTCTGGTACTGTAATCTTCCTTGCTAACAGAAGATATGCGTTGTAATGTTGATCCGGCATTGACTGTTATTGGCTTATCGCTAAGCGTGTCCAAAATATCAGTTAACGGCTTGGCTTTGTCTTGTCTAGACACAACCTTGACATCCGATTTGTAGAGTTTATAACCACCATAAGCTACAAGTGCAGAGGCAGCAACTGTCGCACCGATAACCAACGCTTTCTTTTGCTTATCGCTTAACTGGAACTTCTTATCTTCTTCAGACCTTGTAGAAGAACCTGTCTGAGCTTTAGAAACCGAGGACGTTCTTTTGGTTCTACTAGAAGAACTGGGACTTCCCTGGTAACCCTGGGGTTTACGGTCCTTACGGACACCCCATTTCATGCCGAGGACACCATAGTGCTCCAAATATGCAGAGTCTGACATAGAACTAACATACACGTCCATATCAACCCCTAAAGTTTCTTTTCAACCAATGTCAAACCGCCCCAAGCATCCATCATCTCTTTGGTGACGTTCTCGCCGACCTTGACGTAGCCGCGATGCTCGCCTAATTTGTGGATGCTATCTCCAGGGGAATTACCAACTAGCTCTGCTGTTATCTTGGTGTTACCGAGTTCCTTGGCTATCTTCTCGCCTTCGGCAGCTATGGCGGTCATGTAACCACGACCACGATACTTCTTCTTAGTGGAACCCCAGACGATGTTCATCTCGCCTTTAGGTTTCTGGTAAAGTTGGAAATTGCCGACTTTCTTTCCCTCGGAGTTCTTCACTTGATAGTTGTACGTGCGGTCTTGCTCCTTCTTGATAGAAGGACTGACACTACCGAGAGCCTTGCCGATAACGCCACCACGGTTACGTTCCATGGTGAGCTTCTCACCGGATTTGGTGGTTATGTCACGCGTCTGGTACTTATCGACCTTTGCACGCTTCTTGTTCCGGTCCTTGCGGACTCCCCAGCGCATGCCCATGACACCGTAGTGTTCGAGATACTCAGCCATTTTGAAGTCTCCTTACTCGAACAGCTCACGATGCAACTTGTAGGCCACGAAGGCGTCCATCATAGCCGATACGTTGTCGATCTTGCGATCGTATCGCTTCTTCAAGAGTTTGCGGTTTCCATTAGTGTCCTCGATCGTGATGCAGTTGCCCATCGTATAGGACATCAGCTCTTGATCGAAGATGAGATCGCCTTGCTCCGCGATCTTCTTGAGTTCGCCGAGCGGAACGCTCTCCGTCTTGACGCCCTGGCGGACCACCTCGATGCCGTAGGGCCCGTTCTCGCGCTCCCAGCGTTCCACGAACGCCTTGGCGTTGTACGGGTCGTACCCGAACGCCCGGACGTCGTACTCCATTTGCAGGATGAACTCGTCCAGGTCGTCGAAGACCTCGTCGAGGTCCAGCACCGTGCCCTCGAGCACAATGAGGGAGCCCTCGTCCATGAACTCCTCGTACTTCATCCGGGTGGCCAGTGGCAACTTGGTCAGCGTGGACTCGGAGATGTAGCTCCGCGTCTTCACGCCAAAGGCGTTCATCCCGGAACCCAGCGGGAACAGGAAGGTGAACGCGCAGAAGTCATCGCCCTGCGACAAGTCCCCGCCCATCGCGCACGGCATACGCCAGAACTCGCGCTTGGGATGAGGCAACGTCTCCTCGTAGGTGAAGAAGTACGTGTACCCCTCCATCGGGATGCCGAAACGCTTGGCCAGAATATCGTTGCGGGCTGCCGGGTTGTTCTCGGCACGCTCCACGTCCAGCTGGTAGGTCTCGTAGCTCACTGTCTTGCCTAGGTTAGGCTGGGCCTTGAGCCACTTGCTGGGATCGTTGACCTCCTGCACGTTGTCGAGCTTGTAGTACCAGATCGATACATGCGGGTTGACGTACTCACCCTTTAATATGGACATGAGCTCCATCTTGATCGTGTCCCCGGCGCCGTTGCGCACGGTGCCCTCGGAGGACACGGCCACGATGACGTAATCGTTCACCTTGGAGCAGCCTTGCTCCAGGGCGCCGATGACGTCCTCGCGAATATCCCCGGAAAGCCATTCGTCCACCGTGCCGACCTTGTCCCTTCGGCCTTGAAGCTTGTCGATGGACATGGGGCGCACCTCGAGGAGCGACCCGGTCAGGAAGTTCTCGATACCCTTCTTGGTGGAGGCCAGCTTCTGCCTCATGGCCCGGGACCCCGTTGTATTTTGAAGCGAGCCGTCCGTGAGGAACTTGAACAGGGGCCCGCGCGCACGAGTGATAGCCGTACGTATAGGAGCCATCACCTCTTCGGCTTGGCGCATCGTCGGGGCGGTCGTGACTTGCTGGGTCGTCGAGGTGTCGACGTTCAGGAAGTACGACTGGATGCAAGCCAGGTACATCGACTTGGCCGCGCCTCTGGCGACGATGAGGTACTGCTTGTTCACGAGACGCTTCTTCACGGTCCTGGTGACGTAGCGCCCGGGACCGCCGTCCTCGGACGGGACGTAGACCGTCTGCTCGACGAAGTAAAACCACGACAGGAGCTGCTCTCCCCACAAGAGGAACGTGTCCAGCAATTGCAGGTCCGATCCATCGGTGAGCGTCAGCTCTTCCTCGCAATAGGCCTTCCAGCCGTCGATCGCATGCTCATCGTAATAGATCCCCGGATTCGCGATGAGCGCGTCGATCCGGTTCATCTCCATTGACACTTCGCGGTTCACCGGTATCTCGCCGGCGAGGACGGCATCTCTGAACATGCCGTAGTACTTTGGTACCGCGGTGTTCGAGAGCGCCATTATCTCACCTACTTGACTTTAGTGGCCTGCTTGTAAAAATCGTTGGCGGCGCGTTTGCGGTCTACTTTGCCGCCAGTCTTGTTAGCCACGGCAACCGCGGCGGCCGTCGTCAGCGCGGCTACGGCGATCTTCCTCCCCGAGGTTCCCATGACGTCGCTGACGAACTTCTTCCCGGGAGACACCTCGCTATCGGTCAGCTCCTTGAGCCGTTTCTCCTTGCTGAGGCGCTCCAACTTGGCGTCGAGCTCCTTGTCGGAGAGAAGAGTGCGCTTGCGTGCGTCTTCCTTGCGCTGCTTCTTGACATCCCTGATTTGCTGCCGTTCAAGCTTTCTAGTCTCAATTGCCTTAGCTTTTGCCATTTGCTTATCGGAGATTTTTTTAACTGCTCTTGCTTCTTCTGAGTAGCCCGCTTTCTTCAAACTTTCTGCATCTCGAGAAGAGCTCTTAGCTGCCTTACGCAACTTACGGCTACGAAGTGTAGAACCAGAGGCCTGCCTGTCCTTACGATGTCCCCAGCGCATGCCCTTGACACCGTAGTGTTCGAGATAGTCAGACTGAGTCATTTTGATTAATCCTCCTCCCAGTCCTTGTGATTGACCCGAAGGTCTTCTTCGACGGCTACCGTTATGCGCCAGGTAAGCTCGTCTAGGTTTCTCTTGAGCGCATCCATCGCCGCACCGGACGGAGGATCGAACAGCTCGCGAACTTTCAATGACACGAACGACTTGCACATGCCCATGTTCACCTGCACGGTGAGGTCATCCCATGTATCGCTTGGACCCTCGATCTCGAGCGGATCTTTCGGGTCGCCCACGCCGAGTTGATGGAGGATGCCGAGGGCAGTGTTGATGTCTAACTGGAGCATCGGATCGAATTCGTGGTGGCTAGCCGGAATCCCGCATTGAACCTTCACTGAATCCAGTATCGATTCGTTTTGCCCGGCAAGATCCTGGCTGTACTCACTGTCGGCCACTGTGTCCCTCCTTACTTCCATGGGCATGTGTCGTTCGGACGGCGCTCGCCCTTGAACTCTATCTGTGTTCGGCGAACGTCGCCGTAGTGGATTGCGTTATGCACGTTCTTGGAAACCGTGATCAGGTTCTCCGGATCGTAGAGGCAGTCCGCGTCGAGCAGAATATCCTCGTCTGTGATCGGGTTGATGTGATGCACGATTGCGTACTTCTGTATCTCGTAACCTGGCATCCCCAGATCGCATCCGTTGTCGCGGAGCAGTACTTGGTCGCGGACTTTCTTCCATCGATCCGATTGGTAAAAATCCTGGTTCATGAAACGTGCCCTACCGAACGTCTCCTCTCCCACCTTCCCGGTGAGTTTGAGGTAGTGCACTCGTTCGTCGAAGGATGAAAAATGCATCAGCTCGCTATAGGTCTTCTTCCGAGTCATGGCCGCTGTACTTCCTCATCGCGTCGAGTGCGTTCTGGTAGAGTTCCTCTGCATGGGCGGAGGAATGGATGGCGTCGATCTGAGCGCCGAGGTGTTCCACCTTCTTGTTGAGGTAGCTTTCCTCTAGTTGCTCTCGCATCGAGCCCAGTTTGAGAAAATGCGAGATGACCGACGGAGACGCCGTGCCTTCCCGCAGTTGCTTCTCTGCCAAGTCCATTGCGAGGCCCACCATCTGCTGTTCGCGCTCTTCGGGCGTGATAGCGGGTTTGCCCTGAACTTTGGCCTTGGTTTTGGTCTTTGTCATCTCACTTCCTCCTTAGTCTCGGAGAATATAGGATGACTTTCAGAGTGATTCAGTAGACTTACTGGTTCATTTGGCGTAGTTTCCGATTGCGAAAGGAGCAACGAAAAAAGCAATCAGCAAATGAGAGGGGCTAGTAAGCAGGACCCACTGAATCACCCTGAAAATCACCTAAAAAATCTTTCCCCCGGAGAATTTTTGAGG